CTCGATCCGCTGGGCCGGGGCCAGCGAGGACACGATCCAGCTGTCGACCACCGAGCCCACGGTCGAGCCGATGAAGCCGCCGATGGCCGCGCCGGAAAAGCCGAGAATCGCGCCACCAAAGGCCCCGCCGATGGCAGTGCCGACAGCGCCGAGGACAAGCGTGGCCATGGAAAACTCTCAGCGTTGGGGAAAGAGGAAGGCGAAGGCGATGCGCCGTCGCCAGGTGCGGGTCAGCGGTTCCTCGATGACCCCAAGGCGCTCGTAAGCGTGCAGAAAGGTGTCGGGGCCGGTCAGGATGCCCACATGCTTGGCAATGGCGCGCGGCATCATGCGGAACAGGATCAGTGCGCCGGGCGGGGCATCGCCGGGTGGGATTTCCGGCATCATGCGGCGCGCGCCCTCGGCCAGCACCTCGCGCGGCCCGCTTTCGCCCCAATCGCGGCTGTAGGGCGGGATCGGGAAAGGCTCCGGCCCGACAACCTCGCGCCAGACACCGCGCGCCAGACCAAGGCAATCGCAGCCGACGCCCTTGAGGCTGGCTTGATCGTGGTACGGCGTGCCTTGCCAGGACCGCGCGATGGCAATGACCCTGTCGGAATCGACCGTAGTCACAGCACAGCCCCCTCGTGGCCGCCGTCAGTGGTGGCATAGCGCAGGACAGCATCCTGGCCGGGGATATTGGGAAAACCCCGGAAGTTGGCGACATTGGTGAACTTCGTGCCGCAGGTCGCGATGCGCTTGTCGCATCCGGCGCGGATGGTGAAGGTGTCGGTCTCGGCGATGGCCCGCACCGGCGCTTCCAGCAGGGTCAGTAGAGCGACGCCGTCGACAAGGTCATGCGACAACACTTCGGCCCGCCGCCCGGCATTGACGCCGCTGGTCCAGTCGAGGGTGCCGAAAATGAACCAGCCGGAGGTGAAGCCTCCAAGCCCCGAGGCGGTAAAGGCGCGGTCGCGCATCATGTCGATGATCGCACCGGTGCCCTTGAAGGATGGGGCTTCGAGATTGACCCCGCAGCGCGCATCGCCAAGGGCGGCATCGCAGGTCGCCTGAAACGTTCGCCCGACCGTTTGCCCAAGGACGTGGGCCAGGCTGCGCACCTCGGCGACGAAGGCCAACCGCCCGCGCCGGATCTGACCGATAGCGCCACGCCGCATCAGCAGGCGCTGGGAGGTCGCGGCCCAGTTCACCCGCCAGACATCGACGGCCGCATTGTCCCATCGGCCGTCGAGAATATCGGTCTCGGTGATCCGGTCCGACGACAGCACGCCCTGGGCGTCCTGCGCATCGACGGAAAGGTCGGATCCCGACCGCACCTCCGAGGCCGCAAAGCCGCTCTCCGGCTCGAAATTGGTGCCGTCGAACGTCAGGGCCCGGTCGTGATCGGTGAAGCCAAGAGTTACCCCATCGGCCCGCACGATCCGCCAGCACCAGGCCAGCGTCGTCGTGCCCTCGTCGAGATGGGCCTGAAGTGCGGGCGGGAGAGCCTTCACTTCCGCCCCCAGCCGCGCCACAGGGCGACCGAGGCCAGCGCCGAGGAAATCACGCCCCCGGCGGTGCCAGTCAGGGCATAGAGATTGAACGGGCGCAGATCGAAGCTGCCGGTCACCAGATCGAAATCCGCCAGCCCGGCCATGGCCAGCCCGGAGGCAGCCAGACAGGCCAGATAGACCAGCCCGCGTGCGAGGTTCCAGTTCATGATGCTGCCTTTCCTTTGAGAAATTCCATCAGCCGCTGCCACCCCGACGGGGAGCCGGGCGATTGGGTCGGTACCGGCAGCGGCACCGGCAACGGCACCGGCACGCTCGTCGGGTGCAGAAATGGCAGCGCCTCGGTCTCGGTCAGTCGCCGGATCGGCCGCGAGAAATCCACCCGGCCGTTGCGATCCACCGCCCAGACCGGGATGGTGCCGGTCGGATAGCGGCCATCGCGGAACAGATCGCGCTCAGCCTCGCGGCGCGTGCGGATTGCAGCGGGTCGGAGCCAGCCCATGAAAGCCTGCGCGGCGGCGGCGCGATTGCCCGCGTTCAGATGGCGGGTCAGCGACGCTTTCGCGATGCCACCGGTGTTGTAGTGGAAACTGACCAGCGCATCGAACTCGTGCGGTTCCAGCGGCACCTTCACCGCGCGCAGCACCTCGGCCTCGTAGGCCACGATGTCTGCGCGGAAGAGCCGGAACGCCTCGTGGATCCCGGTGTCGAGATCGACGGGCATGCCGCGCGGCATCCTTGCCGGATCGGGCGGACCGGCGGCAGCGGTGTGGCCGATGCCGAAGGTCCAGATGTTTTTGACATCGAGATAGGGTCCGGGCACGAGTCCTTCGTGCCGGACAAGGGCCATCAGGCCCCGGTCGGTCATGTGCATGGGATTACCCGAAGATGGAGGAAACTATCAGGATCAGGGCGGCAACCAGAAGGCCGATGCGCAGGCGATGGCTGAACGCCTGTGCCGGGTCGGCCACATCGCAGCGGATGGCGCGCGCAAGGCGGAGAAGTTCATGCATCAGGGTTGCCCCCCTTGCCGCCGCGCAGCCGGGCGAGGACGACCTCGATGAAGGCGGGGCCGAAGACGCCGACCAGATAGGCGGCCGAGCCCGCCGCACCCCCGGCCGGGATTGCTTGCGATGGCAGGCCGAGCCAGGCGGTGATCACCGCCATCGAAAGGCTGCCCATTCCGGCCGCGATCAGACCGCCGAGCAGGATGTGGCGCAGCGCATCGCGCAGCCGCATCCGCGTGGTCAGCGCGTTGGTGGCCCCGCCGAGCGCGCCCCAGGCGGCCAGAATGACGGCGGTGGAGGTCGCTAGATCGCGCAAGGCGGCGGCGACAAAGCCGGTTTCTTCGTTCATCGCCGGATCTCCAGCAGTGGAATGGATGTGATCGACCCCAGCCGCTCGAGATCGAGGGTGACGTCGAGCATGTCGGTGTCGAAGCGGACCGGGACGTCGAATTCGAAGCCCGCCGTGATCACGACGCCCGCACCTGGAGCGGTGGTGAAGGTGACGCTGCCGGTGGTGGTATCGACGCTCCAGCCGGACATCTGCTCGACGCCGTTCAGGGCGAGGCGAACGCTGCCCGCCACGGGTTTGGCGATGGCGCGGTTCCAGCTTTGCGCGCCGGAGGTGTAGCGCTTCAGCAAGGCGAAAGTGGTGACAGCACCATTGCCGGTGCCGATGGGCTGATCGGTCGGGGCGACGGCCTGCGACGGCAGGCAGGATTTGTAGTCCGCCCAGTCCTTGTAGCGGAACCCGTGCAGGCGGCCGTTGCGGGCCTCGAAGAAGGCGACAACCGCCGCCAGATCGTCGGCGCGGCGGATGCCATAGGCGATGTCATAGCGGCGGCGGCTGTTAGCCCAGCTGGCATTGCGCTCCTCGGCACCGGAGGTCAATTCGACCACTTGGGTGCGCCGTTCCGGCCCGCCGCGTGCCCCGCGGCTGATGTTGTCGGGAAACCGAACCTCATGGAATGCCATCACATGCCCCTCCGACCCAGCGACACGGCGCGGGCGATATCGGCTGCGACCTGCGTCCGGGATTGCCGGAAGCTTTCGGCATCGCGAGCCATGATGGTGACGTTGACCGCAGGCGCGGTGGACTGACGTTGGCCGTATCCAGCGGCCTCGCGGCGGGAAAGGACACGCTCGCCGCGTTGCAGGATTGCCGGAACTTCGTCCGGCTTGATCCCGGCCCAGCCACCCGCATGCATGCGCGGGGCATTGGCAAAAGCCAAAGCAGGAACCATGCGGCCCAGACCCGGCGATCCGACCATGCCACCGGCGTGCAGGATGTTGGCGAACAAACCACCAGCACCGCCAAATGCACCGGAAAGCGCGTTGGCAATGGGCCCAAGGATGAAGGTTCGCGCCGCCAGCTTGGCCAGATCGGCGATCATCGACGTGACCAGATCGCGGAAGTCGAGCTTGCCGGTCTTGACGAACTCGCCCACTGCGTTCTCGGCCGAGGTGAAGGCCCCGACCAACGCGCTCCCGATATCACCGCCGATGTTGCGCGCTTTGGCGGCATAGTCGGCGAGCGCCGCAGTCACCGCGCCCCACCCGGTTGCCGCCTGGTCGGCCCCTGCGGCAGCTTCAGCCCCGGCGTCGCGCGCAGCCGCACCGGCGCTTCCGGCAGCAGTCGCGGTGTCGTCCAGTTCGGTATTCAGCGCATCCGCCGAACTGGCGGCTTCTGCCAACGCCGTTTCGGCATCCGATCCGGTGCCGGTCACCGCGTCGCGCAGCGCCCGCCAACTGGCCAGCGGACGACCGGCGGCATCGGCCAGCATGCCGGCCGCTTCGCGGTAACCGTCAGCCCGGCCACGCGCGTCGTCTGCCATCGTGCCAAGCCCCAGGTCGGGCGGCTCAAGGTATGTCCGGGACAGCGCCGCCGAGAAGGCATCGGCGGCTGCAGCGCCAGCAGCAGTTGCCGCGCCCTCAAACGGGTTGCCGATCCGCGCCAGTTCCACCGGGTCAAGCGTGCCGATCCGGACTCCGCCTTCGCCCACCGCCCAGTCCGGCAGCAGGTCCAAGGCAGCGTTCAATCCGTTGATGAAATTGTTGATGCGCGTGACGACGCCGTTCAGCATCGCCTCGACGCCCGAAATCAGCCCGTTCGCGGCCTGGAAGGCAAAGTCGCCGATGGCGCCGGGCAGACTGCCCCAGATTGCCACGGCGGCATCGTAGGCCCCCTGGAAGATCGCCGCCGTTCGGTCGCCGAAGCTGATGACGCCCGCGATGGTGCCTTCGAGCGCAGACAGCCCGGCTGCCTTCAGCCCCTCCCAGCCCGCAGCCATGTTGGCGAAAGCAGCGTCGAGCGCCAGGCCGATGCGCGACCAGACCTCCGATGCGAGATCACCGAGCAGCCGGAAAGCCTCGCCCACGCCGCCAACCCGGGAAACAAGCTGCGAGAACTGATAGACCAGTTCCCCGGCGCCGACGATCAGCGCGCCGATCCCGGTCCGGATCAGCGCCCCGCGCAGGAATACGAGTGCGGTAGCGAGGCCACGCACCGACAACGCGGCAACGACCAAGCCAGCCACCCAACGGCCGGCCATGAAGGAAGCAAAGGTAGCTGCATAGGTGGCGAGGCGGCCGAGATTGTCGAAGACAACGGTGATTGCGCCGCCGATGGGTCCGGTGCCGCGCGCCATGTCGGCAAGCGCATTGGCTACAGCTTCCAGCGCCGGGGCGACGGCAGCGGTCAGGCGGTTGGTCAGGCCGAGCCAGATCAGGCTGAGCTTGGCGATGGCATCGCCGGTGCGTTCGATCTGGGCGGCATCGGCAGCACTGACCGCCACTCCGAAGTCGCGCACATCCCTTGCCGCCTCGCGCAGGGTGGCGGGATCGATGCGCAGGAAGGCCAATGCAGCCCGGTCCCCGAAGAGGTCAGACGCCACGGCGGCGCGCTCGGCCTCCGGCACGAACTGGTTCAGGGCCCCTTGAATGGCGGCAATGCGCTGATCGAGCGGCAACGCTTGCAGTTCGGCGGCAGTCAGGTTCAGCCGCTGCAGCGCACCCACCGCCGAACCCGACCCGGCAGCCGCTTCCGACAGCCGCGTGGTCAGCTTTTTGGTGGCCTGTTCGATCTCGCCCATGGAGACACCGGCCAGCTCCCCGGCCCATGTCAGCACCTGCAGGCTTTCAACCGTGGTCTTAAGGGAAGCGGCCATGTCCGCCTGAGCACCGATCACGTCGAGCCCCGAGCGGACCATCGCCACACCCGCAGCGGCAGCAGCGGCGGTAACCGCCGCCAGCGCAATCCCGGCTTTGCGGGCGAAGCTCCCGAGTCGGGCGTTGGCCAGTTCCATCTCGGACGACAGACGGCCAAACCCGCGCGTGCCCGCTTCGCCGATGCCTTCCAACTCGGCCCGGACCTGACGGCCGCCTTCCGCGACCAGCCGGACACTGACCCTTTTCTCAGCCATGTCCCTCTCCGATCTGTTCGTTGAGCTTGCGCACCATCACCGCCTCGATCTCGGGCAGCAGTTCGGCGGCGATCAGGGCGTCGATCCCGAGGGCATTGGCCATTGCCAGCGCCGCGCCCATGTCCCAGCCCAGCACCGCGCCGGGGATCACCCGGAGTTGGCCCCCAAGGCGGCCGACCAGATCCCAAATCTGCCAGCCATCTTCCGTCTTTGGCCGGTTCAATCTTGCGGGGCAGTCGGGGCAGCGCCCTGTGCAGGCCGCGCAGTAGCGCTCGCCCCTGCCGAAGGACCATTCGGCAAGGGCGCGGAGACGTTTTTTTCCGCGTCCAGGATCAGGCCCTTGGCGACGTACTGGGTCTGGAAGGCTTCGAAGACGGGCCAGATTTCCAGAAGGGCGTCGATGGCTTCGGGCGAGACCGGCACAGCATCGCCCGCGTCATCGCCGACACCCTCCCAATCCAGCACAGCGCGCCGGGCGACGGCCTTGGCCATGGCCAGCGCCAGTTCCTCTTGGGTTGCGGTATCCGGCAGGGCCTCGATGACCGGATCGGCGCGGGCCGAAACCATCAAGGCTGTCGTCAGCGGGGCCACGTTGAGACGCAAGCCGGGGGCGAGGGTCAGCCAAGCAGGGGCTGCGGTCAGGTTCAGTCTGATCATGGTCAGTAACTCACAACAGTGTTGACGAGGACGGCGGTGCACATGCGGGCGGGGCTGACGGCCTTGGCAGCCTGCCAGTCGAAGGTGGCCTGGATGCCCTGCGGGCCCGGGATTTCGATGCGGGGGCGTGGCAGATAGACGGCGTGCGCGGTGAAGGTGAAGCTGGCGTTGGCGCCGAGGCTCCAGGCGAAGACCAGTTCACAAGGCGTGCCGTCGATGGCCTGCGTGATCAGCGCGGTGTCGGCAAATCGCACCTCGACCCGGCCGGTCAGCGCGGCCATGCCGGGGTCTGCCCCGTCAATGCGACCGTCCGAGCGGATGGTCTCGATCCGGTCGAGGCCATTGGAATAGGTGACCTCGGCGGAAATGACGTTGCCGAGGGGCGAGCCGTTGCGCGTGATCGCCCCGTTGAAATGGCCGAACCGCTGCAGCGCCAGCGAGGTGGGCGTGCCTGCGGCCGTGGCCGCTGCGACGCTTTCGCCTTGCGCTACCAGCCGTGCCGTCGCCGTCAGCAGCCCCGACCGCGCCATCTGCCAAGACAGCTGATCGCAGACGCAACCGGTGTACATCGCATATCGGGGCACCTCGGGCATCGCCGTCTCGATGGCCATGCTCGGCAGCGTCCAATTGCCGGACTGGAAGGTGTGGGTCTTGGGCGTCGTGCCGGAGGTGACCGGCGCGCCGAAGGCCGCCTTCAGCCACAGACCGAGGTTCTCAACGTCGATCGGGACCACGACATCGCCGTCGGCGGTGACCGCATCCTTAATCGGGGCCAGTGGGTCGCGCCCCTGGCCCAAGAGTTCCGAGGCGATCAGCGGCTGTTCGGAGCCAAGCGTGGTGCTGGCAAACGGCACCGTGCGATAGCCCGTGGCGGGCGCGGTGCCGTAGACGGATTCGAACGCAAGCGCCATCTGCGCCCGCGCCCCATGGGCTCGTGCCATCGTGTACTCCTATCGTGGTTGGGGTTGGAAAGCCGCGTTGTTTCAGCGAGTTAATCCAGTTAGGCTTGAGCGCGAGCCGGGATTGGAAAGCAGGGCCATGGATTTCAAAGACATTCTGAGGATTGCCGGCATCGATCCCGATCTCAGGGATAACGTCGTGCTCATTCGACATCGCCCGTTTGAGCCACGGCTCGCGAGAGTCATGCCCTGGCTCATCAGCGAACGCCCTGATCTCTTCGAGACCTACCAGTCGGTTCCCGGGCGACCGGAAATTGCACTCCGCCGCGCTAACTACATGGCCAGTTTCCTCGGCCTACGTCCTGGCACGGCGCATTTCGTGGGCCTCTACCGCATCGGCGAAAGCCGCGATCTCGACCTAGACAGCTTCTGGGCTATTCCCCAGAACCAGGCCCTGCGTGATTTCGGCTATCACGGCTTCACCGAGCAACGCGCTGCGGAGGTTGGGACCGTTCGACAGTTCTCCTTCGAGCATTTGGATGCATATGCGAACTGGCGGGGAAAGCTGGTCATCGAATTCCCACCGCCGGAACGCTCCTGGTTCCGTCTCGTAAACAACGGCGCCTTTCCAGTCCGAGCCATACTCGAAGACAGCGCCTTCTCCGCCGCCCCGCCAGATTGGCAAGAGATCGATCTGAACGTTGCGCAGCTTGCCGTACTGCCCGAGAGCTGGCGTGTCCGCTTGGCGGAGTGGCGCGGCATTTACCTCATCTTCGATGAGCAAGACGGAAGATCTTATGTCGGTTCCGCCTACGGTCGGGACAACCTGCTCGGCCGCTGGTTGACTTATGCGCGCGACGGACACGGCGGAAACCGCGAACTGCGAACTGCGAGAGCGGGATACGCTGGGTTTTCGCTTCACAATCCTTGAACGGCTCGCACCGGATCTGCCAGCGGACGAAGTGATTGCCCGGGAGAACAGCTGGAAGGCGCGCCTGCATACACGCGCGCCCTTCGGACTGAATGCAAACTGATCAAACGAGCGGATCACTTGTCGAGTAGTGCAGGATGACCGGGATCACGGCGGCTTTCAGGCTCGCCGCGCCCTCGACTGGCAGATCGGCCGGACGCGGCGCTTCAGCCTCGACCCAGTCGCAGAGGCCGCCAAGCGTGCGGTCAGAAGCAATCGCTGTGCCGATGCTGGCGCAGAGGGTATCGAAGGTCGCGTCGCGGGAAGCGCCCTGAACAACCGTCTCAATTTCGGCCCGGTGCTGGTAGTGGTAGCGCAGCGGCGACATCGTAACCTCAGGCTCCCCCGGTTCGCCGTCGCGCAGGATCAGGAGGCCTGCGGCAGGCACGCGTTCGGGCAGCACATCACCGCGTAAGGCGGTGGCGGGCAGCGCCGAGAGACGGGCGTGCAGCGCGGTAAGGATGGTTTCGCGGGGTGTGGGCATGAGAAAAGGTTCAACTGGAACACGGGATTTTTTTCGCCGGGCGCGTAAGCGAAGTTACAGAAGGGCCAAGTTGCGGCCGATTGCTGTTCCTGTTGCCGGAAGCAAAGTAGAAGCAGCGAGGGCGTAGCCGTGAAGATGATCCGCGGCCACCACCATTCCACTCCATTCGTTGCCATTGTTCAGTAGCCAAGACCCGGAGTCGCCTCCGGATGGCAACCTCGTCGCGGCGACGGGAACTGAACGGTGAAGCATGGAACTTGAAACGGGTGCATGAAACTGCATGAGGCGCACAAAGCACCGGCCCCCGATTTCAAGGTCAACCACCCACGGGCCGATTTCATAGGTTTCTCGCCCGTTTGCTCCGTGCATAGTTACTAGATCGCGCTTTGCCACGACGGCATCTATCCCGATGGCTAGATTGCTGGCTCCGCTGCCCGAAACATCGACGAGTGCGACGTCAAGATCCGTCGCCGTCGCGCAATTAACGTCGCAGGTTGTACCGGCAGGATGGGCGGGAGGAACTATTCGGTCTTGTGCATTTGGAACACCTACTCGAGCCCCGTGCTTGTCTAGAAACGGAGCCACGGACGTGCTGTTGTCCAGCACGTGACCGCATGTCATTGCAAACTCTTCCCCGGTGACCGTGTCGGTCACATACCCGCCCAACGTACCCGGCTTGCCTGAAATCTGATGGATTTCATCACCGACGCTGGAAAGCAGGCGTCCGGGGGTATGGGTCTCAACTACTGTCGCTATGTCTGTCTTTCGTGCTGCTTCTACAAGAGCCTGGCGCATCTCGAACATGCTGGCATCGGTTGTGGGGCGGGCATACAGACGCAGAAGATAAGGAGTGTTCTTCTTCTCTGTGCCGAACGCATGGTCCGTCTCATATCTGACGTGGTCGTAGTCGCGCGACAGATCGAGAGGCTCGCTCATGGTGTCACCAGTCAACTCGAAAGCGGGCTCGAACCAGCATCCTGGAAATGGCCCCCGAAAACCGGTTCTCGGATCGAGGCCTGACCGTTCGAGCCTGTGCGCGACCTCCCAGAAAGGATTCAGGTCGAGTACTAGGCCTAGCTTGCACTTATTCCCTCGAACGCGCTCATTCAGGTCTCGAATCGTCGAGGAAAGAAATTCATCAGAATTGTAAGCGTCTTCCAATTGGTGCATGAGCGCTGCTGACGGAGATCTCCGTCTCCTCCCTTTGTTACGCTGCCCCAGGCTCTTTCGGATCGACTATCAGTGCCAGTGCGATTGCCGTTGCCTGCAAAAGAATTGCTATCAATCCATGAAACAGAGAGCCAAGCAACGCACTCGATATCGGATATACCCATGCAATAAAGGCAATCGAAGATACAAAATAGTGAGCCCGTCGTGAGTACTGGTTTGGATTACTCTTGAGGTATAAGAAATTAACAACAAAGAATATGGCTATGACGGCGAGCGTGGTCATCATTATGCTTTGGCTATCACCATCCGCCTCGCTTATGGCCCCTCCGTTGTAAGAAACCAATAGCCCATAGACCATTGTGTAGGCGGAGATGATTTCGCCAGGAATGTACCTGGCGATCCTCTCGGATGGCCCGCTGGGCGGCTCGCCTTCACCCGCCTTTAGCCCCTCGCGCTTGGGAACCACCCATCTCGACATTGCCCGCTCCCACTAGCCCCCACAATCAGACGAACTGGCGCGATGGCCTTTTCGCGTCACTGCTTGCAACAATCAGAGTTACAGCAAGTCGATCTATCGGTCAAACCTCGATGCAACCCATGCGCTTACTATCAGCCCCGGCACACCGTCCAACGCCCGGTCTGCATCCCGCGCCAGGTCGAGCCGCTTCGGCAGCTTGACCTGCGGGACCAGCAGGAAGATCGGCGCGGTCACTACGCCCCGACCGGTTTTCGACCGGGACGCCACCGCCCGACCCTTCGTGTTCAACCTTCCCTCGGCCACCAGAAGGCTCGGCCCCCTCCGGCGATAGATAAACCGCAGGCGCAGGCCGGTGCGGCGTTCCCATTCGCCGGGGGTAATCCGGCCGCCGCGCGTGGATTTGCCTGCCGCTGGCGTGGGGATCGCCAGCCAGAAGCCGTTCTTCGAGCGGATCAGCGGGCCGGTGTCATGTGCGCCGATGATCACCGGAGCATTCGACCAGACCAGCGCCGCCGCGTTCAGGCTTTCGCCGGATTTTGGGAAACTGGCGGAGCGGATCGAGTTGGCGAGGCGCGTACCCAACCCTGCGCCGGTGATCTGTGTGCGCCATGCGGATTTCAGGCCGGTGCCCGCCTGGCGCATCGCGGCTGTGACGGCGCGTTCCCCGGCCGCGACCTCGGCCGCCATCAGGGCAACGATGTCGGGATCGATGGCGAGTTTCAATTTCACGCGAGCCTCAGATCGACAGTCCAGACCAGCCGTTCCCGGTCACGGACGGGCTCGCCTTGAATGAGGAAGGCGTCCCCGCCGATCTCGATCCGGTCGCCGGGGCGCGGGTTCGGCACCTCGGCGACGCGCAGGTCGATCCGCGTTGTTTCTGACCAGAGACGTGCATCGCCGAAGTCGGTGACTGCATCGGCACGCCGGGCGACGACGCGCACCAGAACCGGCGCGCCGCCGTCGGCGGTGTAAATCGCATCCCGCCCCATGTTCGGATCGGCGAAAAGCGCGCCGACAGCGGCAGCGAAGGCGCTCATCAGAACGCGCCGTTCAGCCGCACCCGGCCGATCAGGTCGGTCGCGCCGCCCGCCACCGCCTCGGTTGCCACGCCGATCAGGGTGTTCGATGTCAGGGTCTTGGTGGTCTGCTTGGCGGTGTTGTCCCAATAGATCTTGTCACCTGCGGCCCATGCCTGCGAGGCGACTTTCTTCAGATCGTAGACGCCGACGAGGGCGGCCTCGACGGCCTCGCCAAGGGCGGCCGTACCAGCGGCCACGCCGAAAATGGAACCCACAAGCAGGCCATCGCCGGAAGTGACGGCATAGGGCGCGGTCAGGGTGATGGTGTTGCCGGGCTGGACGAAATTCTTAGCCATGGGTTGCACTCCTTGTGGTTCGTTTCAGAAGATGACTGACTGCCGATTGGGTGACATCGAACCGTTCGGCAATTTCCGCCTGCCGTTTGCCGTCGGCAGCGAGTTCGACGATCGCTGCGCGCTGCTTGGCGGAAAGCCGACGTCGTGCCGGGGGTTTCCAGTCTTTCGGGAAGACGTGCCGCCAGGTTCGACCCATGGCGATGTGAGAAACAACGCCAGCCGTGGCTCCGAATTCCTCCGCAACATGATGGCAGGAACGCACCTCTTCAAGCCGCTTGCCGATCTGGCGTGCCGTCGTCTCGGAGATCGAGCGATTGGGGTGGCTGTCGCCCCTCGGCATCGTGCCGTGGGCGATCTTGTGCAGGTGATTTTCGCTTCGGGTGACGTAACGCAGATTGGTCAGGCGGCTGTCACGCCGGTTGCCGTTCAGATGGGCGACCTCCAGTCCTTCGGGGCATGGGCCGAGGAGGGTCTCGGCGACGATCCGATGCACGAAGAACCTCTGGCGCCGCCCGGCAACCGACAGCGTCACGCGTGGATATCCCTTCGACGGGCACCCGTTCAGGACATGGGCAGCCTCCGCATCTGATGATCCGTCGCTTCGCCTGGTGCTCCAGACCTGACCTTCGGGCGTGACGAAGTAGCCCGGAAAGCCGTTCACCGGCTCCGCAGTTGCAGGCAGCATGGTATGTCCTCGCGCAAGATGCAGAACGGGCGGCCCGCCAGGACCGCCCGCTTGTCAGGGTTCAGGTGTCAGAAGGGGCTGGGCTTACGCGCCCGGGTTCCTGTAAAGGCCGCGCCAGTCGATGGCCTTGGCACCGAAGTCGAGGCGGCACTTGATCTCGACCCCATCGACATCGAAGCCTTTGCGGGTCTCGATATAGGCACCCTGCTGGCCTTCCAGATAGGCGTATTCGATGGTGTCGATCTGGTTGGGGCTGGCCGCGAGATACCAGGCGTTGGCGCTGGCAGCATCAAGGCGGGGCTCGCTGATCGGGCTCAGCGTCCGGATCGACTGCGGCACGACCTTGGTGCTGTCGGCGGGGACGAGGTTCTGCGCCAACAGCTGCTCGGCCTTCAGTTCGAGGGCTGCGGGCACGATCAGGAAGGCCGGGCGGATGTTCAGCACCGTCTTCTTGTCGAACCCGGTCTGCAGCGCCATCGCCGCCCGGGCAGCACCCACCGCATCGACGGCCAGCGCCGTGCCGGTCGCGGCCAGGTTCTTGTGGGTGGTGTGGAACAGCGCGTTGCCGTCGGCCATCGCCGGGTTGGCGGTGATGATGCCCCAGACCACGTCCGATTCCAGCTGCGCGATGGAGTTGCCATACATCGCCGGGATCCGGGTGAAGGCATCCAGATCGTCGTTGATCAGGGTCTGGCGGGTGATCGCGACCACCCGGCCATAGGTCTTGACCTTGTAGCTTTCCTTGCTCTCGCCCAGCGTGCCACGCTTGAACTCGCCGCTTTCGCCCACCTCCAGCAGCTGCGGGGCCTCGCCCAGTTGCACCCGGTTCATCGCCTTGAAGTCGGTGGCCAGCACCTGGCGACAGAACAGCATGAAGGTGCGCGGATAGGTCTCGTAGGCCTGCCGCAGGGTCTTGTTGGTCACGGCCGACAGGAGTCGGGGAAGTCGGAGGTGGAATGCAGCGAACGCGTGGCCACCTCGTCACGCGACAGGCCGCGCGTGTTCACCCCCGCATTGGTCAGGCTTTCGCGGGCCAGTTCCAGAAGCGACATGCCGCGGTACTGGCGGGCAGAGTCGTCCAGCTGGAACAGCGTCGGGCTGTAGCGGTGCAGCAGCGCGTTGGCCACGGCGTCGCGGCGGGTCACGCGTTCATCCCGGCCGCCGAGCGGGATCGAGACATGCGGGAAGGTGCGGGTTTCTTCCGACTTTGCGGCAACCTGGTCGAGGATCAGACGGCGGGATTCATCGACGGTGACACCGCGCTTGACCAGATCCTCGGCAAAGCCGCGCTCGAGGTTCAGACGGCCCGCCAGATCGTAGATGGTGGAGATGCGGTCGCGTTCACCCTCACGGGCCCGGGTGGCGATGGCTTCGGTGTCGGGCGGGGACGCCGGGGCGGCCTGCGGCAGGGCACGCGTCTCGACGGCCCGCGCCGGCGGTTCGGCAGCGGGATTGGTGGGGGTGGTCATCTGGGTCTCCTCGGTCGCAAGGGGTTCGGCGGCCGCTGCGGCCGGGGTCTGGGTCGGGTCGGTCATCGGGGATGCTCCTTGTCGGGTGTTGGAAGCGTCCCGGCGATGAAGGACGCAGTCGTGAAGGGGTTGCTGGGTGCGGAAGCCTGCTGCGGGGTCGGCCCCGACTGGCACGGCGGAAACCTCGAAGGGCGTCCAGTCCACCGCGCGCCACAACTCGCGGCCGCCATCGGGCTTGGAGACATCGAAGCGATGGACCTGGTAGCCGATGGACACCGCCCGGATGTGCCCGGCCTGAATGTCACGCCAGATCGGCTCGACATCGTCGCGTTCGCTGATCCGGACCAGCGCGATGCCACGGCCGTTTTCGAGGCGGGCAGAGCCGGGAACGACGGAGCCGATGACGGCATCCAGCGCGCCCAACTCGTGCACCTTCAGGAACGGCGCGCCTGCGTTCAGGCGTTCCAGCCGCACATGGGCCGGGTCGAGGCTCAGTTCCTCGTCGTAAGGCTCGCCGAAGAAACTGGCGCGGCGGACGCGGGCCCCGGCCGACCAGACCACCTCGACGGTGCGGGCGGTCGCATCGGCCGTGTTCGGCGCAAGCTCCGCCGCGCGCACGCTTCGCGTGCCAATCATGGTATAGGCGGCGTCCGCCGCCGGGCGCATGGCCGGCAGTTCGATCATCGTGTCCATGGGGTCAGTCCTATTGGGCAGCGTTGGGTTGCGCTGGGTCGTCTTCTGGGTCAGCGGCTGGATCGCTGGCGGGGTCACTGGTTTGCACGCTGCCGGTTTTCGTGACGCGGCGCGGATCGCTGTCGAGGACGAGGCCGAGGGCATCCAGCTTGGCGTTGGTCGCGGCGATCTCGGCCAGCACAGCGTCGGGGTTGCGGCCCTGCCGGGCGATCACCTCGGCCAGCGTCATGGTGCCCGACCGGATCGACAGCAGGTTTGCCATCGCGTCCTTCTGCGGATCGACCGCTTCGAACTTCGGCGGCGACCATTCGACCGGCACGTCAGGTGTCGGGATCTGGCCCGCCGCCCATGCTGTTTCGGTGAACCAGCGCCAGACCGGGGCGCAGAACATCGGGATGAACAGCTGCCACTGGACGGCGTCGATCTGGCGGCGGAACTCGACGAGCCCGGCCCGGATCGAGGAATAATTGACCTGGGACAGGTCCCCGGTCAGCAATTCGTAAGGCACCCGGAACCCGGCGGAGATCGTGTGCAGACTGGCCCGTTTGTATTCGCCATAGCCGCCGGTGGCCGAAGGCTGGTTGAAGCGAATGTCCTTGCCGCCGCGCGCATAGGCAATCAGCCCCGGCTCGAACTGCTCGACCCGGTTGCCATCGGCATCGACCACGGTGGGTGCGATGCCCTGCTGGGACTCGTCATCGCCGAAGACGATGGCGGTGACGCAGGCTTCGGTCTTCTTGCGGACCAGTTCGGCCACTTCATAGTCGTCGAGGTCGCGCAAACTTCGGATCACCGGCGCGCCCCAAGGCACGCCGCGCGCCTGCGTGCGTTGCTTTTCATAGACATGGGCGATCTCGGTCGCGGGAACCGGGCGGCTGTCGAGCCCGCCGCGCAAGGCACCATGCGCATCGCCGGGATGTTCAGGGTGCAGCCAATAGGCGCGACGCTTGCCGATCAGGTCGAATTCGATGCCCTGCACGATGCGCCCCGCACCGACGTTGCTGGACTTGGTGGCGTCGAGGAAGTCCGCCTCCAGCACCTGCAATTGCAGCGGCACCGGCAGCCCATCGCTGGCTCGCCGCAATCTGCGACGCACCAGCACCTCGCCTGCCTCGACCATCTCGCGACAGATCAGCGTCTGCAGCCCGTAGAAATCCAGCTGGCCATCGGCATCGCAATCCGCCGTCCAGCGGGTGAACAGGGCGTCTACCTTGCGGTCCAGTTTGTCGTCGCCACTGGCGGCGCGGGGCATGATGCCGCTGCCCACGATGTTGTTCACCAGCACCGCCACGGCCTTGGCCGCATGCGGGTTGTTGCGGACCAGATCGCGCATCCGGTCGCGCAGCAGCGCCCCGGCCACGCCGATTTCGGTGTCGGCCGAGGAACCCGGCGCGCGCCACCCGTCCGTCCGCCGCCCCTTGGAAGCCCCGTCATAGCCGCGCGTCAGGGTTTCGAAGGCCTGCCGCGCCAGCACGCGCCGGGCCGCCATGCGCGGGGCGACGGAGGCGATCGCATGGTCCATCCAGTTCGCGGGCATCAGCGATCCCCGCGGGAGAAGCCCGCCAAACCGGCCACCGGCAGCGGCCGCGCGGTCCCCGCGATAGCGCGTTCAATGGTCCGGATGCGGCCCAGCAGATCCTCGGCCGAGCCGTAATCCACCGACTTGCCGTCATAGCTGACGCGGGTCGTGCCGCTGGCATAGGCCCGGCGCAGGGCCGCCAACTCGGTTTCCGTCCAGTCCGTCATGTTCAGAACCATCCTCCGCGTCGGCCAAGCCAGTCCGACTGGCGTTTTCCTTGGGGTGCGGCTTG